GATAGACTCATCTTTTCTATCTTTGTAGCCTTGTTTCTTTTTACCAACACGGCCACCTTTTTTCATCATAGGTCCACCCTTCATACCCATGTCATCTTTGTAGTAACCGGATCTCATATCTTTTCTTGCAGTTGACATCCCGCCACCCATTTTTTTTACTCTGCCACCCATTTTCATTTTGTTAGTGACTTGTGTGTTATATCTTCTATTAGGCATTATTTTTTTCCTCCGTTCCTAAATATTTGTGTTCCCTTTATTCCAAAAATGCTTCCGACGACAAGAATCCAGAGTGAACTGAACCAGGTCGGGAGCGCCGCGAAATGCTCGAAGAACACTTTAACTTTGTCGAGCGCTTCTGCGTCATCCGAAAAAACTCCCCAAGCGAGCACAATTATGGGCGCCGAGAGAATTAATAAAACGAATTCGTCCTTGTAGTCGTTTTGTCTAGCTTCTAACAACTTGCCCTGGTAAGCTTCCTCACCTCGAGCTTGGCGCTCTGCATGTAACAGTTGCGCGTCTGACATTGCGACTTTTGCCTTCTGCTTGTTAGCATAAATCTTACTTCCTGCAGAGACGGCTAATTTAATTGCCGATAACCACATGATTTAATACCAAGTTGCTTTTACAGGTTTTTTATCTGGTCTCATTCTTCTTGTGCCTTTGACGTCAACCGTTTGTGATGTAAACGGATCAGTCATCTCCACAGGAATACCACCTTGTTGCTCGCCTTTCGCGTTAGCACCAAGTTCAGGAACAACTTTTACATTGTCTCGACCATTTTTTGCATTTTTAACCATAGTTTTCTCCTTAATTAAATTTATATCTAGTTTTTCTTAAAATTTCTACCAAAATCATGAATCTTACTTGCATCAGACATCTGTTGTTTGGCCAAAGACACACCGGCACGTAAACCAGCTAGCTCTTCGTTCTGTTTAAGTTTGTTTTCTTGGTTTTCTTGGTTCATTAGAGCTCTCATTGTATCAAGATCTAATCTTTCCTGACCTTCCTGTTCTTTTCTAGCATTATCTCTCGCTTTCAAGTCAATTTCTCTAGCTTTTAGTTTGACAAGTGGGTCACCACCAAACTCACCACTGATTTTTTCTTCTTCAGCAACATAATCTTTAGTCATTTCTGCAATTAAAATAGCTTTTCTCGATTCAATCGCGTTTGTTATCTCAACAACACGCTTTTGCTGTTGCATCATCATAGGATTTTGCATCATTCCAGCCATCATTGCAGGATTTTGTGCTCCAGCAGCCTGCATTTGTTGTTGAATCATCTGTATCTCTTGTAATTCTTCAACAAATTCTAGTTGAACCTGTTCTTGTGCCATCAAACTTATGTGTTCTAAAATATTTTTTTGTAAAATTGCTAAAACTGGTGGATTATTTTGCACCATATTTAATCCCATGAAATGTAAATGCGCATCTATGTGAGCTTTATGGTCTTGGCCAGGAAAAGCTTGTATAGATTTTCCTGACATAGCCATAATATGTTCTAATGCAGGGTCCATCGGCATCGGTTGTGCCGGAGGAGGTAGGATTGCATTGACATTTTTAACACCTAACGCATCATACATAGATCTGTACGCTTGATACAGATTATGAATCTGAGGATTTGATTGCGCTAGTTGTAATTGAGATTGAGCCAAAGATATTCTTTGTGTCTGTGAAAAGATATTTGGATCTGCCACAGGTAGAATATCTACTCTATCGTCAAAATCTTGCATTTTAATCTCACGTCTAGCCCCTGGTACGTCGTATGGATATACAGGTGGTAGATAAGTTTTAAATACTTCTGCTAATAATTTAAATTCTTGTTTAAGTCCCACATATAATCTTTTGTGTATAGCTGACATTACACGTGAACCACGCTCAAGAAGAGCAACAGTTGTACCAACTGCAGCTGCTTGATTCATATCTCCAACCTGTGAATCTGCAATACTCGCAAATCTCTGGCCTGCGTTAACAACGATACCCATCAATTGTAATAGAGTTGCATCAGGACCTTTGAAAGGTAGAGTCATGAACTGATCTCTGATGTTACCACCAGGTGCATCCACATCTCTAAACTCTCCAGGTTGTAGAGGCTGTGCATCATCTCTAACTCTTATACCTCTAGATTTAAAACCAGCTGGTAGATTAGCCAAAGTACCCGCATCAAGTAATTGTCTTAATGCTGCGGTAGCTGTTCTTGTTAATCCACCAATCATGTGAATCAGACCAAAACCATAAAAACCTGTTCCGGGTAAAAATTTAAATTGCACAAAGTAATTTATCTTTTTCTTCAGCGGATCGTTTTGTTTGTAGTTTCTTCTGATAGATAATATTTTATTATTTGATTCTGCGATTGTAATAACATATGGAAGTTTGATTCCTGTTGGTTCACCATCCTCACCCATATCCTCATAACCTTCAAGATCTAGGTTGGTGTGTATCTCATACAAAGTGTATTGATCTTCTTGGCCATCTTTAGAAATTCCTTCTAGCTCTAATTTTTTATCCTCTAATTGATTTTGTGTTACCGGTGGTTGTCCTAATTCTATGTCTCTATAAAAACCCGACACCTGTTGTTTACGTAATTCATTTTCTGAAATCTTAATCACGTGCACAACTGCCTCTGCATCATCTAGTGAGTTTGCAGAATACGGCACAATCAAATCTTCTGCCGGCACAAATTTTGAAACCGCCCTACCTAAAAGATCGTCATAGTAGACTTTCTTAAAGGTAGATCCGGAAAGAGGGAGGTAAAAAAGCATTTGATCAAACTCAGGTTCGTATTCCTTCATCTGATCCATGATCTGATAGTTCATGAAGTCTTTTACCCGTTTTGCCTGTTCTTCTTTTGGCACATCAATGTTACCCATTATCTGAGTTCTCACTGGTCCATCAGAAGGAAGCAATTCTTTGTAAGCTTGCGCTTGAAACTGTGTTACCGCTTCAGCTAGCACAGGGTGATTAACACCAGATGCACCTCTGAAAGGTTCTGTTCTTCTCTCATATTTAAAACCTAAAAGTTCTAAACCCTCTCTATAAGACTGTTCCCAATCTCCACGAGATTCTTTGTATTCATTATACTGTTCTACAAGTTTTGATCCTAATGGATCTAAAACTTCTTCACCTAAAAATTCTGCAAGGTTTTCAAAGTGATTGTCTCCGCCTTCGGGTGATGCAACTTTTGGATCAAAAGATACCTCAGCGCCACCTTCTTCTGTCATCTCTATCTCGACAGGTCCGCCTTTGGTTTCAACTTCCTCTACTTTTTCTTTGATTGCCTCTTCGATCTCCACTTCTCCTGGAACGTCGACAGTCGTTTTTGTATTTGGTAATGGTTTATCTATTTCGGCCATTTGTTATTTTACCTTGTTTTAAATAATGATTCAACACCTGACTCATTGATATCAGGCATCCTGACTATTGTCAAATTAACTTCTCCACCGCCAGCTTTTTTAATTCTAGTGAACTCTTCTAGATTTTCAATACCACCCCTGATTCCCTCTTGCACATCTTTATCACCTTCGAAAGTATATATCTCCTCAGCCTCTTGAAGATCAGTGCCGCCTGTCTCTATGTCTTTTTCTATTTTAGCGTAAGCTTTTGAACCCTGATCACTATCAAAATATATCTCTGCACTGCCATCAGTCTGATTCACATCAACTGTGATATCTGGTCTGTCAGGGTGTTTGTAACTATCAACTCTACCAGACTCACCAATCTTTTTTCCTTCTTTGATAACTTTAGCCACAACCATCTCATAAAGTTTCATGCCACCCTCACTGACAGATGCGATACCCTCTCTTACAGTCTCTGATTTAAGAGGTTTTGCAATCCTACCAACGATTGGCATTGCTGCCAAGCTACCCATTAGTTTCATAAAAGTTCGTCTATCCATTATGCCGACATCCCCATCTGTTCTTCTTGCTCCGCTCTGAATATTTCTAATTCTTCTGGAGTCATGTTTTTAATTCTTTCCCTCTCATCCATTGCAGCTTCTATACCCATTTTACCTAAACCTAAACCAGTAAGTCCTAAACCAACCGGTGTCATCATCGCACCCACTCTACCTAAAGATAGAGCTCTACCCAAAGCATTCTGTAAACCCTTACCACCAAATCTTTTTGCTGCCTCTGGATATAACAACTCTATTCCAACCAAAGGATCAACTGTTGCATCAACAATATTTTTTCCTTCTTCTAAATTACCTTTTACAGTCATGCCTGCAAACGTTAGACCTGCTGCTGAACTACCTAGTGTGGATAATAATCCTTTTAATAATTTACCTGTGCCTTTTCTAACCGTTTTACTCAGTAAAGGTGTTGACGCTATAGCAGCCGTGGGCATTGGATTATTTGCAGCCCAGTCAAGTAATGTTGCTTGTGAAACTTTATCGTCGGTTTTAGGATCGACAAACGCGCCGATCTCGTCGTTGTATTTGATTGGTAATTCTTCATCTGCTTTTGCTACCCCTATTAACGAAGCTGTAGCAATTGCAGGAACCGCAACTTTCTTTGGTAGTTTAGGAATAGTTTGTTTTATAACTTCTGTAAATTTAGTTAATGGATCTGCCAGTTGTTTATAACCTAAACTTTTTGTTGGAAAAGTTCCTTTAGGAACATTTGGTTGAAGTGTAACTTTTAACTCATCAGCTTTTTCAATAATAGTTTTAACCTTTGGACTATCTGGATTTTTTTCAATAAACTTTTCAGCCATTGCTTTGAAACCACCTGAACGATTATGTGGGCCTAAAATTAAATTTCTATTGTAAGGTAAATTTTTCATTGCACCTTCTTTAAAAATATCTCTTTGATGATCTATCTCATAAAGACCTCTCTCTTTTAATTGAGATAAATCAGGTTTTATTTTTATAATATCACCATCTTTTGAAACAGTAGTAGATAACTGATCCATTAATTTTATGTCCTTTAAAACAATATTAGGATTTTCTTTAATTGGTTTATTAAAAGCTCTTGCAATTTTTCTTTGTTCAAAATTAATTTTTTCTTCTCTCGCAGAAGGTTTTATATCTTTTTCTTTAGTTCTTCTTGTTTGTTTTCTTTCTGCTTTTTTAATAATATCACTTTCTCTTTTTTCTGGATCTGCAGCTCTTTTTAATTTTTTTCTTTTATTTATATTTCTTTGATACTTAGCATCAAAACCTTCAATAGTTTTTCTAGCTTCTGCTAAAGCTCTTTTTTGTTGAGGAGATATTCCTACACCAACTCCTGATTTTATATATTTAGGTTGATAAGTTGGATCATTAGCCATACCTTTATAATCTTCAAGGTATTGTTCAAAAGTAATTTTATCTTCTATTAATTTTCCTGCTCTAATTTTAGTTCTTTGATCAGTTGTTAATTCACTAAAATTTTTTCCATAAGCTCTTTGAGCTATAATTTCTTGTTGTTCGGTAACCGGAAGTCTTGGAGTTCCTGTTTGCTTTGTTGTTTCAAAAGTTCCATATTGATTTTTAACAAGAGCCATTATCTTTTCTCCACGAACATTGTTGCAAGACCACCGTCAGCAAAAGAACCCATCTCTGCAGGTGAACCACTACCACCCATAAAACCTTTGTCTTTTGCAAAATCAGATTGGTAACCACCTCTGCCTTCTGCTCTATTTGCTGTAGCCATTTGCGACGTTAAAGTTGCAGCACGTCTTGCTGCTTCTTCTTCTGCGGCTATTTTTTCTTTTTCTAGATCTAAATAATATTTATCAATGGCTCTTTGTTTTTGATTATCTAACTTTCTTTGTCTTGCTATGTTTGCTCTTCTTGTAACAAGATCAGCATAATTACCAAATAAAGATTCAATGTTATAACCAAATTTATCTTTGGATAAACCTGATGGGTCATTACCTGTTTGCATAAGTGCTTGTTCAGTAATAAATTGTTGATCACTAATTGGTAGATTAGAAAACGTTCTGTCAGCTAAACTTTGTAAAAAACCAATTCCTAAACCTACACCTGGTATTCCTGATGCAGCTCCTAAAATAAATCTACCAACATCAGATCCTTTATCTAATCCTGCGTTAATTAAATTTTGTACCTCGCCTATAATACCACCTTCTGCTTTTTTAATTGGTGGCTCGCCTCGTGGGTGAACTCCTGTTTCTTTGATCTGCATCAACTCTTCAAAAGTTTCATCACCATATAATCTAACACCTAATGATTCTTCCATAATCTCATAAGATTTTTTTGCACCAGGACTATCTAAAGCTTCAATCATTTCTGTTGCATCTTCTTTGCTACGTCCAGCTTTTCTGTATGCATCTCTAATGTTATCACCAAAAGGTCTTGGTCCTTTTGGTAAATTAAATTCATCTAACTCTTTAATTTTTATAGTCTCAATACCTTCTTGTGTTCCACCTACAATAGGTTTGTCTGGATCGAGAGTCAGACCTTTTTGGTTTACAACCTTCGTAGTGTCTAAAGCTTTTTGTCTAGCTTCCATTTTAACTTTTAACAGATCTAGACCTTCTGGGTCTTTGCCCATCATGGACTTGTAGCCTCTGACTAATCTGTCAAAAATTATCTTAAAATTTTTTTGGAAAGCGTCTGCTTCTTTAAGACCGAATTCTAATAACTTCTTTTTACTCATCAGTAATATGT